TCTTCTTTGGTGTCATCAATGTTTGTGTTAGAGATAACATCGATATATGTTACGGATGGTTTAATAGACATCTTTTATGATGTTATTTAATCTATAAAATATAAATTTTATAAGAGTGTTAAAAATTATAAAATTTATTCTATAATTTTTTTAAAAAATAGGTGTGAAATTGAAATTAAGTGATTCAAACAGTTCTCTTACGATGTCATCGTGAAAACTTTTTCGATCAAGTGTTTTAAGCATATTAAAATCTTCTTTTTTGCATGGATATTTGTGCCTACGAAGCAATTGGAATAACACGTATTGTGTATTAATAAAACTTTTTCGGTCAATCTTCCCAGTAAACTTAAAGTCTTTATCATATAAATTTGAAATCTTATCAAAATCTTCCATCAACTGATTTTCAAGATGTGAAATATCATCAACCTTTTTACCTGTCATTTTGTGGTAAATAAGAACAACATCTTCATAATATTTAGAATGGTTTGTTTCCTTCAAGAAAAGAAGAACGTGTTCTTTTGTAACATTTTCAAACCGAATTTTCTTGGGAGTGGTTGGACCACCGTTAAGTAATCCGTGAAGTTCGAATTGTGTTTCAAGGTCTTTATAGATAGACTTATCAATACTTGCATTTTGTTTTCCTTGATATTGGTTCATACAATCTTTAAAGTGTACACGTCTTTCATATGTATATTTATTGGAAAGATTAACACGTGAGATGTCTTTGAAACTTAGAGATTTATATGATTTTTCTTCCTGTCTTCCACAATTTTCACATATTTCTAAATTTTGGTCAGAATTCATAATAAACTCAGTCGATTTACAAGAGCATATTTTTGTATCTTTCTTTTGTATTTTTATTAAGTCTTCAAGCTCTTTGTAGTCAATATCATATTTTTTCAATATTTCAATATAAAGAGATCCTATATTTTTTTTTACATCTTTTGATGCTTCTTTTTTTGTCATAAAAGAAATTTTTTGTGGAGAAGCATTTTTATTGGATTCCACTAAATCAGAAAATTCCATGGTATAGAAATGTTGATTATCTAGAACAGCTGTTAATCTATCCTTTTCGATTTGATGAAGACGTATCTTATCTGTAATATCCTTTTTTACATAGTCAGACATTTTACAAGATGTATTGATAATATCTTCAAGCTGTAAGATTTCATGTTCGATTTGTATGATTTTATCCAAATTTTTACTCCAAATATCCCTTATTTTTTTATCAATGCTAAAAATATCAATTTCCATATATACTTAACAAGTTAACATCTTTTTAACTTATATATTTTTATAAATTTATTTTTTTTTATTGAAATTTAAAAAAAAAATCTCGCCTATAATAAAATGTCTACTATTTGCTCATCCAACTTGACGTCAGGATTTATCGATCTTGCAACTTATGATGAACAGGAAAAGTATCTGTATGGCGGCCCTGATGCCGTTGCATACTTTGTTCGCGAAATCCGCAAGGCCACCTGGTTTACCCAGGTGCCCGTCTGCCTCAGCAGCCGTTCTGGCCAGGCTGGATTTGGCCAGCAGTGGTCCGTTTCGATCTCGCGTGCAGGTGATTACCTCCTCCACACGTGGCTGCGTCTGACCATGAACGCTGTTACCGCTGCCACTGTTAACGCATCTGTGCCAGCTACCAACGGCAACCACGTTCTTCGTTGGACTCGCAATCTGATGCACAACCTTGTCTCGGAATGCGCCATCACCTTTAACGACCTCGTTGCTGCTCGTTTTGATAACTTTCACCTCGATTTCTGGTCGGCCTTCACCGTCCCAGCCGGCAAGCGTAACGGTTACAACAACATGATTGGTAACATTGACGGTCTTACCAACCCATGCGCTGTTTCTTTCCCGTCGCCCGCCGAACTCGGTAACTGCCCCGTCAACGTTAATGCAGCTGGTCAGCAGGTTCTGCCCGCCGCCACTCTCAACCTGCCTCTGCCGTTCTTCTACTCTCGTGACTCCGGTATCGCTCTCCCGACTGCTGCTCTGCCATACAACGAAATGCGTATCAACTTCGCATTCCGCAACCTGTCTGAATTGATGTCGGTTGACACCTACAACAACAACGTCTGGACTTCTCGCCCGGTTGCATCGTCTGACCTTGCCAACCCGGATGCCAACCAGATTATGTCGAACGTTAACGTTTGGGCCAACTACGCCATCGTCTCCAACGATGAACGTAAGAAGATGGCTTGCGCTCCCCGTGACATTCTCATTGAGCAGGTTCAGACTGCCCCAGTCCAGAACTTCAACCCGAACACTGCTGGCTCGGTCGACATCCGCTTTTCGCACTCGATCAAGGCTCTGTTCTGGGCTGCCCGCAACAAGACCATCTCGTCTTCGTGGTCCAACTACACCACCGACCAGCATCTCCCGCTCGGCCCGGTCAACTGCGTATCTGGCGCGAACGCCCTGTTTGGTGTCGTCGACTTCCACGCCGGTCTTGACCCGATCGTCAACACCTCTCTCATCTATGAGAACACCCAGCGTATCTACCAGATGGGCTCCGACTACTTCGCACTGGTCAACCCGTGGTACCACGCCCCAGTCATCCCGCTGGAAACCGGTTACCACCTGTACTCGTACTCGCTTGACTTCTTTGCCATCGACCCAATGGGCTCGACCAACTACGGCAAGCTGACCAACGTCTCGATCATCCCGGCCGCCTCCGCCGATGCCGTCTCGTCGGCCAACGCCGCTGGCACTGCCCCCATCTCCGGCGCAGTCACCACCGGTTATGGCGCCAAGTATGACTTCATCACTTGCGCACTCAACAACAACATCATCCGTATTTCGGGAGGTAAACGAACCAAGAACGTGCCTCCAACAGTAAGCTGCTTTCCACGATGTAATATCTCGTGGAAGGGAAAACAGTGTAAGATATTACCATGTCATGCGATGACGTGTATGTAACTTGCTAGTCGACCGCCGGTCGGCAAAACTATCAAATTGCTGGAAACCCCTTAGAGCTCTAGATACTACTCTCCTTTGGAAACGAAGACAGAGAACCTCGCGTAATGGCGTCGGTATAGTGAAAATTCTAGAGATTGGGCAATCAGCAGCCAAGTCCTAAGACCTATTGTGAAGTGAAATAGGTACGGAACAGGTTCAACGACTAAACGGTAGTTGGGATTTTAAAAAATCCTTAAGATATAGTCTACTCCTTTGTGAAAACAAATGTATTAATGGCGCTTGGTTTCCCCGTACTGTGATCAAAGAAAACCCTTTGTTCTCTGTACTTTTTCAAAAAAAACAAAAATCACAAAAAATACACATTTTTATACAAACTGTATAAAAATGAATCTTTTACCCTTTCATTATAAATATTAAAGGGAAAGAAGTTATGCCAAAGTGTAAATATGATAATTATCGAATGTTTCTAGAAACCCATTTTGATCTTATCACAACAAAAGATGATTTTTACAATAAAAACGAGATCGTGTATAAGTGTATTTCAAAATCACACCTTAATAGATTAGGTATCGCATCATTTGGTAACAAAAAATCTAAATGTTCTATTGAACATTTTTGCCAAGGATGCAAGGATGAACGTGAAAACAGTGATAAAACAACAAAATTTATCAACCGTATTCGTAATATGAGTGGTCATATCATTCTAGATGTTAATTTTTCAACTCGAAAAGTTAACTATCAATGTGGAAACTGTAGTGAGGTAACTCAATCGTTTACCCAAAATTTTAATGATGCAACTCCATTTTGTATAAAATGTCAAAATGATAAGTATAGAATTCCATTTAATACACTAAAATCAAAAGTAGAAAGTTATGGATTTACCCTTCTTACATTATCGAGCGAATATGAAAATAATAAACAAAAATTAAAAGTATTATGTGTATGCGGAAAACCTCACCAGTCTATTCTAAGTGATATTGTTCGAAATAAACATTGTGACGAGTGTAAACTAAAAAAATATGAATCAACATGTATGGAACGATATGGTGTAAGGAATGTTTCACAAGATCCTGTCATATTTGAGAAGATTGTTAAAAAATCGTATACAGGAAAAAAATACGAATTTCATTCTGGAAAAGTTGTTCGTATACAAGGATACGAAGGGTTTGCAATAAACGATCTTTTAGATGAAAAGATATCCGAAGACGATTTATTCTTTGGAAAAGACATTCCAACTTTTAGTTATATGGATGATAACGACACTCAACATGTTTATCACCCTGATATTTTTGTAAAGAGTTTGAATCTTATTGTAGAGGTAAAATCAGATTATACATATACAAAAGAACTTCGTAAGAATTATTTAAAATTTTGTAAGGTAGTTGAGAGTGGTTATAGTTTACGT